TTAGTCTTTTTCATGTTAATACAATACTTTAGCTGTGATAGTTCCAGAGGTGTAAGCAGTGCAGTTTGCCCGCAAATACTTAGGAGCATTGGCTATGGTGACAATGCCATCAGCGGTCAAAGCAGTACCAATTGTGGCAAAGGTTGTTCCATCCAAGCTACCTTGAAATGCAACAGTTGCAGTAGTAATACCTGAAACTTGCAAGAATGCGGGTTGACCAGCATCTGCTTGTACAGATTTAGAAGCACCTGTAGCGACAACAGCACTCAATAGAGTGACAGGAGTAGTTAAGGATGACATTATTTACCTCTTGAAGATTTCTTCATCATGTTGGTAGCAGTCCTGCCACCACGCATAGGCATAGGCATCTTTGGCTTACCAACCGCAACCATAATGGTCACAGGAACGCCCTTTTTCTTGCCTTTGCTTGCAGTTTCTTTGGCCTTACCACCCATCATTTTTCCGTACATAATATTCCCCTTATTTCCAGAGTCGATCAGCAACAAAGGTAATCACACCGCCCATGAATGAAGCGATAGTCATACCCATCCAAAAACCACCCTTGCCCTTGTTGGCAAGTTCAAGCAATGCTTTTACATCGTTACTCAATTGAGTTACTTGACCATTTAGAGCCTCTACTTGAGCCTCTAATCTACCAAAATCTCTTGCGTCAATTTCAGCCATTTGCAACCTTTCGGGGTCTTCCCATACGCTTAATTGTTGGAATGACAGGCGCACGAAATGCGGTATCTGTTCTAACTTCTGATTCTATGGTTACTTCTGGCTCATCTACTCTCACATACCCTTGATGACCCCTCATAGAGTCAATGTCGTGTTGGTATGTAAAACTCACAGTGTTACCTGTTTGAAGACAACGAAAAGTAGCCATAAAACCCTTAAATGAGAAAGGGGGGACTAGCCCCCCGATCTTTACAACATTCGAGCAATAACTAAATCAATTGTGCAAGAAGCCAAATTAACAGCCCCGCCAGTTGTATTAGTTGTTGCAATAGTCACTGTGTTTGCCGCTGAAACGTAAGCACGGCGAACTAAACCTGCTTCGTCTACGCTTGCCGACATACCCAAAACCATGTCGCCCAAAGCAACGCCAGACACTGTTACTGTGTCAGTTGCCGCCGCTTGGTCTGCCACTGAAGCAGAATCCAAAGTACAACTAACCGCCCATGTGTCGGTAAAAATTCCACGAAATTGGTCATTGCCCCTGCGGGTAACGACTGCTGTTGCTGCTGCCATTTTGATTTCTCCTAATTAAGTTAAAAAAGTCCCCCCACCGCTAAGGCAGGGGGCGCAACTGCAATTAGGCAGGAACCAACAAAGCAAACATAGATGCAGACTTAGCCGCACCAGTGCTTGCCGCTGAACGCAGAATCTGCACTCCATACAACGTATCCGCTGTGTACAGAGTTGCAAGGTAGGGCTGTTGGTACTGAACTTGTGAGCGAATAGCCATTTGTTCAACCAAAACCAGTGAGTCCTTGTGACCCATCAAGCAAACCCGTGGGTTATTAGTGCCTGAACCTGTGTCGCAATTGCTAGACACAAACACAGGGATACCATACAAGTTACCGATTTCACCAGTGCGGATAGTACTGTTTGTACCACCAACAAAGGCTTGTTCAGTGTAACGAGCCAAACCCATCAATGTATTGCGGCTTGAGGGAGGAATCAAGAAGAAACGCTGATCCATTGGGGTATCAGTGTCATCAAGACGCTGAATGGTGCGGCGAATAGCGGCATCGGTCAATGCTGACTCATTGTTGTTTGCGGCAACATAAGCAGTAGTACCATCACCACCAATAAAAGCACCAGTTGCATAAGCATTTGTACCAGCACCGCCATTGGTAGAACGACCCAACTGAACCAAGTCAGTATCAACTTGTTTAGCCAAAGCGTAACCAGCATCAGAAGTGTAGAAGTTACGCAAGCTGTTCAAGGCTTGGGCTTCGACAATATCTTCAATCAAACGGCTGTATTCGTAATGCTTGTTGATAGAAACTTGAACTTCAGTCTCTGTAGCGGCAATCAAGGTGACTGCTGTTTCAGCGACTTTAGCAGAAGCAGAACCACGGGTAGGTGCGGGAATGTGAATTACATCACCCTTCTTACCTTTAAAGTTCATCTTCATAATGAGGTTCGCAAGAACCAAGTTTTTCTTGTAGGCAGCTACAATTTCATCACTCCAAATATCAGGGATGAATTTATCTGCGGTTGTTACAGTAACTGAATTACTGGGGGAAAATGCTGTTGCCATGTTAAATCTCCAAAAAACGATAGGTTAAATTATTTGACCCTGCCATCTTGATACGCTTGCATGATTTCTCCGCTTAACGCCTCATAACGATCTGGGTCGGTCATTTTCAGCCGAATTAGATCAGCCCTTCTGTAGACCCTCTTTCCAGACTCCCCACTTCCACCTACATCAACTCCCGCCGCCTTAAGGTTAGACTTGCGCTGGGTTTCCCCTGCTTCATTGGTCTGCTTTGCCTTAACACCACGCAACTGCTTATAGGTACTCAGCAACTCGTTTGCACTGTCGTAATCAAACTCACCATCAGCTTTTGCGTACAAACCAAGGCGAATAGGTGAAGATTTCACCCAATTCACAAAGTCTGTATCTTGAGCAATTTGACCGAAATCAGGATGCTCTGCCGCCAGCTTTTGCTGAATCTGCATCTTTTTGAACTCTTGACCAGCTTGTCTAGCCGCAAGTACATCAGGATGGTTATCAACTGTTCTACGAACTGCCTCTTGTGGATTCTCGAAAAAATCTACTTCTGGCTCTTTTTCAATAGGTTGCTGTTTAGAGGAGAGGTTTTGCTTTATGAGTTCATCTGCCAGCTTTCGCACTTCCCCAACTTCCTGCGCTTGCTTTCCAATTAGCTTTTCAGCTTCTTGGTGCATCTTGACCACTTCTTCCAAAGATTTCTGCCTGTATTTCTCAGGCATCTCGGACAAGGGTTCTACAACAGGTAGTTGCTTCTTTTGCTCGACTGCATCTAACTCACTTAGTGTCTCATCTTCATTATCAATCAACATATTTCTTCCTTTTCCTGCCGTTATCGGTTCTAGGACATTCAACTCGGCTTACGCTTATGAGTTGTGCTTTTGCTCCCACTTAAGCTGATCTAGGTGTTTTTTCTCGAACTTCCCATGCTCTGACGGGAAAGAACCAGACCACCCTTCTAACTTGAAGTTAGGAGCAGACAAAGTGCGATTGGCTGTTTCTCCGCACTCACATCGAAAACTTGTTGTCTCATAATCAACAAGTCTTTCAGTTTTATGCCCGTTTGCACAGGCAAAATCAAACATTCTTTTCATTCAATTCCTCGTATGCTCTTTCGCTGACCTCTTTCAAGGTTTTCAGCCAAGTTAAGATGGAAAGTTCACCTTTTTTGAACATCAAGGTCTTTTCATCAGGAATAACACTAAGATTATTGAGTGACTCTATCATAATGTCAATATCCATGCACAAATCCTTCCAACCTTCTTTTGACATCATGTCAAAGCGGTTTTCGTAATAGTGCTGTAGTTCTTGGTTCATGTAGATGCCGCTTGCAATGGAGTTAAATCTTCTGTTGTCCAGTAATCTTTTGCAAGCATGATGACCAAGTGGTCACGATTCCTCTTGAGCGTGTCTGCCCAATCAGCATCAGTCATGTCTTCGGGCTGTCCTGCGTTGATGAGGTTTACGCTGTCCATAGCGGCAGAGTAGTGCTTGGCAATTTGTTCTGCGGTGGTGAGTTCATTCATGTTCATGCTCCTTATGGGTGGGTTGCTTTGTATGCGTCAAACTCTGCTTTGAGTTCTTGGATGGCGGCGGTAAGGGTTGCCACAAGAAACGATGTGTCAATGCCTTGGTAGTCTGGGTCACCATTTTCATCAAGGGCATCTTTTTCACCAACCACCGCATGAGGACAAACTTCCGCAAGTTCGTGGGCAATAAAACCTTCACCTTCTAATCCGTCAGATTTCCACTTATATGTAACAGGTTTAAGTTGTGCAACTTTTGCCAATGCGCCTGTCATTGGCGTTACATTTTCTTTTAATCGGTAGTCTGAAGAAGTTGAGTATGTTGTCGTTGACCCCGTAAAAGAAATACTTCCAACAATAGCAGACCCAGTTTGGTTAAAAAACCGCATCGCGGTAGTGCCAGATGTACCCGTTACTCTTATGCCGTTACCAAATGCGTTTGTGTCTACTTGTATGACATCACTTGCATTTTGATAAACTGGTGTTGCCTGTTGAGAAAATACCCAGCTATTACCCGTTCCAGTTGAAAAATATGCGGCTCTCCAAGCACCATCTCCATCAGACAGCACAATGTTGT